GGTTCAGGATCGACTGGAAGACGGTGGGCGGGCCCGGAAGCATGGTGATGCGCTCGTCGACCACCCGCCGCATGACCGACGGGACATCGAAAACGGCGTGAGGCACGACGGTGGCGCCCACCTCGGTCGCGGTGCCAACGGTGGTCGCACCGGGCGTGCCGACCGTGGCGACGACCGCGGTCTCGACATTTGCGCCGCTGTCGATGGTCAGCGTCTGACCCGCCGTGAAGCCGGCCACGCTGGCCACCTTGATGGTGGCCGCGCCGGCCGTGGACGCCGCCAGCATCGTGGTCGCCGGCTGCAGCAGGAAGTCGGTGCAGAGCTCGTCGGCGTCGAGCCCGTCCGGGAAGCGGCCCAGGCTGCGATCGAGCGCGGCTGCCGTGACGGCACCCGGTCCGCCGACCGCGTCCCGTGCATGCTGGCCCGAGGCCACAGCGGTGTCTGCTGCCCCACCCCGCGGCGGGTGTGACCATGGACACTGATCGTTGTGAGCGCTGCCTCTGTGAGTACTGCAGCGGGCCATTCGACAAGCACGACCGCGACGTGTGCAGCTGCGAACACTGCACCGGCTGTCCCGATCTTGCCTGTCTCGGGTTCGAGCGACCGCACCGCATCGACCTGCTGGCGCAGCAGATGGGCTTGCTTCTGTCAGTGCACCTCGGGCCGAAGAACCGGATGCGCTGCCTGGCCGCGGCCCACGCTGCGCACCACGCGATCGAAGACTACGACACCGCTACCGAAGGGAACTGACCGTGCTGCACATCGGCTACCGGGACCGCGACTTCCTCTGCCACACGGGCGAGGTGATGCAGGACATGGTGCTCGGCCGCGACGGCTACACGCCGGACGATGAGGCCGCCCTCGGCAAGGTCCAGCAGATCGGCAAGGGCGGCACCGCACTGGTCGTCACGGGCGAGGACCTTGACGTCAAGCAGCTGACCGAGATCATGCGCGAAGTCATCAGCGCCGAGCTGGCCCACTGGGTGCCGGACGCCTCGCAGCGGCTGATCTGGCGGGCGGCCCGCGCACTCGGGTTCGAGCCGACGCCCCGCCCCGGCTACGTCGACTGCGGGGCCGAGCGGATCGACCACCCGCTGGTGCCCGCGTGGGAATACGGCCTGTACCTCATGCGCTGCTCGGCCTGTGCCCGGTTGTTCCGGGTGTGACCCCCACGCGGAAGGGCCCCTGCCGACTCATCCGGCAGGGGCCCTTCCAGTTCGTCGTGCGGTCACTTGGCGATGATGTACATGGCGACCGCCGCAATGGCACTCACAACGCCCGAGACAGCGGCCACTGGCCCGAGAGGCCAGCGCCGTTCTTCCAGAGCCGTCACACGCCCTTCCAGGGTCGTGACGCGTGCGCTCACGGCGTCGATATCCTTTGCCACGGTCGCCTGAGCCTGGCTGATGAGATTGAGCTTCCCATCCAGCCTCTCGAATCCGGCGGCCATTTCCCCTCGCAGGGTCGCGAGTGCGGCCGCGACGTTGGTCACGTCGTCAGCCATGACAGCCCCCCGTGGCTGCGCGGCCCCGCATGTCACTCGCCCAGGTCGTCGCGGGTGTCGACGGCCAGCGCGCTGTTGCGGTTGCCGAGGGCCTTCACGGCGGCGCCGTACAGGACGGCCAGCACGGCCGGGAACGCTGCGACCGAGGCGGCCTTGACGGCGGCCAGGTCGGTCACGTCGAACCCGTTAGCGGTGAGCAGCCCGAGCAGGCTGACCGCGTAGGTCAGGGCGGCCAGCTCGGCCAGCGACTTCAGGTACTTCACGGTGATGCCTCTCTGGTGTGGGACGGGGGTTGCCTTCCGCCGCCGCGCCCGAGGTGTCAGGCCTTGAGCGAGGTTTCGAGCATCCAGCCGACTGGCTGGTTTCCGGGGTCCGAGGCGTCCAGCTTGAGACGGACCACGGACACCTTCGAGTCGCCGTCCTGGATGGCGACGTTCACGCGGCCGCCGTTCTGCAGCACGTCCACGTTGTTGACCCGCCAGTACTTGCCGGGGTCGTTCCACACGGCGACCCGCAGGCGGGCGCTGTGGAAGTCGGCGCCGAAGGACAGATAGACCTGTCCCCACCCGAGGGCCCCGCCATTCTGCGGGGGCAGCGGGATCAGCACCGCGTCCGAGGGGCTGTCGAATCCCTGGGGGATCTCGCCGATCACAAGAGCCATGGTGGTTACCGAACTTCCTCATCGAGCCGCCGCCGGTCGGCCGGGGCGGTGGTGGCCTGGAACAGGTTCCAGATCGGGCCGGGGTCCGTGTGGTCGTTCTCGGGAACCTGGCTGTGGCCGTAGTGGCCGGACCGTTCCTGCCACACGGCGGGGTCGCGGTGGCCGGACCAGTCGGGCACGCCCATCGGCCACACGTCCGGGACGCCCCAGCTGCGCAGCCACGCCATGATCTCGGGCAGCCCCTTGCCGGGGGTGTCCTTCAGCTCGGCGTAGACCTTGCCGTCGACCCTGCAGTACGGGAAGAACAGCCACTCGATCTGCAGACAGGCGGTACCGTGGCGGTTGGTCTGCACCCCGCCGGTGGCGTTGACCAGGGCACGGGCCGACCGGTCCGCCGGAATGAACTGCGTGAAGCGGCCGGTGAACGGGTCGGCCAGGATGTGAGGGGCGTTGCCCGCACCGCCGCCGCCGAAGTAGGCCGCCAGATTCTCGTAGGGGACCAGGTCCGCCGGGGCCGTGGCCGAGGCGTTGCGGTCCCAGGTGATGTGATGCACGGCGCGGGCGCCGCCGGTACCGTCCATCGTGCCGCCGTTGTTGGTCGGCTTGCGGGTGGCGCCGGGCAGCCAGAGGTCTGCCATGGTGGTGGTGCCCTTCGGTCAGTCGGTTGCGGTGAAGGACTGCGTGCGCAGTCCCAGCCAGGTCAGGCTGCCGAGGTCCGGCACGCCGGACGGGCGGCGGCCGTGGCCCAGGTAGCGTTGCAGCCGGGCGTATGCCTCACGGAAGGTGTCGCTCTTCTCATGGAAGCCGCACTGCGTGAGTGCCTTGCGCACGACGTCCTCGGCCGCCGGGTCGGCACCGGCGCGCAGCTCGGACACCGACACCTCGGGCCGCTGCCAGACGACCGGCTCGTCCTCGGCCACGTCGGCCAGCAGCTCTACCGGGTCGGCCAGCTTGGCCGCCGGTCGCTGCCTGCGGGACCGGGGTGCCTCGGCCTGTTCCTTCACCGCGCCGTAGACCTCGGCGAAGGCGTCAGCGTCGGTTTCCGGACGTACTTCGGTCGGGCCATTGACGTCCATCTCGTCCTGTGCCATGTCGTCCATCCTAATGGGTGAAGAAGCAACAGCCGCCCACTGCGGGTGCAGGGGCGGCCGTTGCGTATCGGTCAGTTCGAGCAGAGCCGGTCATCGGGGACCGGTACCGGCAGGGGGTCCAGCCCCCACCGGGTGGCCCCGTCGGCGACCAGCAGCGGCGCCATGCAGCGCCACCAGACCCACGCCATGTAGCGGTAGCCCACCTGTCCGGGGTGCACGCCGTCGGTCAGCTGGCCGGACGTGACGGCGGCGCTCACGTGGGCCAGGGTGACCCGCGGCCCGGCCGCCGAGACGATCGACGGCAACAGCCGGTTGAAGCGCTGCTGCTCTACCGAGGCCGTGTCGCTGTAGGTCCCGTAGCGGTTGGGCACCAGGTCGCCCACGACGATCCGGACCGACGGCGCAGCGGCGAGCACCGCGTCCAGCAGGCCGCCCATGCGCTGCGCCATGACGTCCGCCGTGGCGCCCTGCCGGGCATCGTTGGTCCCGATATCCAGCAGCACAATGTCCGGCTGGTACGTGGCCATCCAGCCGGGCACAAGGGGCATCAGCTGGTCGATGCGCCACCCCGAGTGGCCTTCGTGGTTGCGGTCGGCCCCGGTACCGGACGTCTGCGACCCCACGTAGTCGGTCCGGTAGAGCTGCTGGACCGGGACCAGGAACTGGTACAGCTCGTCCCGGTAGCCGTCGCCCGTCGGGCTGTTCACGCCCGCGGTGATCGAGTCGCCGAGCGGCATGATGCGCAGGTGCTGCGAGGCGTCGACCGGCGGAAGGGCCGGGCTGCCCTCGGCCCCGCTGGCGGGCAGCGTGGCGACGATGACTGCCGATGAGGCAGCGGCGGCCAGGGCCGCTGCCAGTCGTGCTGAGAACTTCACTCTGGTCCTTCGGTGGTGGTCTGCTGGTCGGCCAGGTAGCGGGCGAGCGCCGCGTCCATCATCTCGCTGCGCCGGGCCACGGCCGCCGCCTCGGCCGCTA